GACAGTTGAATCAGCAACATTATAAACTCCTGAACCCTCTGCTGTTACAGTTGCGCTTGCAATTAAAGTACCGTCACTCTGGTTAATGTTAATAGTGGCGTCGCCAATGATAATATCCTCGCTCACATTGCTAGGAACTAACTCTGACCTAAGAACTGCATTTAAAGTGTTTTTAATTACAGCAGTAGCATCCGGAGCAGTAATAGTCGATGCATCAGTTGCTAAGACGTTTGTGGTAGATAATGTCGTGCCATCTGTATTGTCTAAAGTAATGACGCTGTCAGGGATTCTAAAATATGCACCTTGTTTTGAACCTATTAATGTGCTTCCGCTCGATTGCCTTACTTGGATGTTTAAAGTTCCGCCTGAAGCTACATTGTCAAAAAATACACTATTTACATTCACCGTACCATCTGCCGCTAAACTACAAACTACATTCACAACAGAAGGCTGAGTGAACGTGCTCCCATCCGAATCTGTAACTGTAATATCAGGCAAGACTAAAGTACCTCCACTTGCTACAGTGTTCGTGTAACTAGTATCGCTATTTTCTACCGTAGCATCTGCTCCAGGTGTACAAACTACATTTTGAACACTAGGTAAAGAAGAAGTAGAACCATCTGAATCTGTAACTGTAATGTCCGGAAGAATTAAAGTATCACCAACATTTACCGTATTAGAATATGACGCATCCGAGTTCTCCACCGTGCCGCTTCCGGCTATCGTATATTCTCCACCACTTGCCACAGTTTCAATAACATCACCCGCAGCGTTCTTAATGCTTACAGGGTCGCAAGTGCCGACCTCGATAGGGCTACCACCTAAAGGAGCATTACAAGCGTCGAAAGTGTACGGGCATTTAATCTCTATCTCTACCGTCCATCCCACGCCATCAATCTCGCCCCATGTTACAGGCTCAAAAGTCGCAGATGTTTCTACCTCATACTTATTGGCAACTAAGATTTGAGGGTTCTTGAACTCAGCAAAGAAGTCCGTTAGTATTTGGAGCGTGTCAGAATAAACCTCATCCGCATCTTCAAAGTCTTCGCGTGGAATGTCGGCAATACCTAGAGTGTAGGTGTAGACGATATGCCCAGTCTCTATTTGCGTGTTCTCTAAAGACCCCATAAGTCGAGGGAATACATTGTCCTTGTCTAGGATAATATCACCCTCCTGGAAGCCTATTTGATAAGACCCCAACTGATCGTGCCGCGAGGCTATCGTGGTCAGGTCTGCGTTTACTTCGTTGTAACTTGTCATTTCTTTACCTCTGCTTTATCCTTAGTGTACTGAAGGAAGAACATCACCTTGCTTATTGGCTCACCCTCTACCTCTTCAATTTTTAAGATGTCTCCATTGGCGAGGGAGTGGAGAACATTAAACCAACCATATCGGGCAAGTGGACTTTCTTCTCCGACCCCGTTAAAGAGTCGAGGGAATTGTTCAACAAGCTCTGACCTAAACGCAAAAAAAAAGCTAGTGCGCCCGTTGTTATGCTTATGGGTAACTCCCTGAAATGCTCCCCGTCCGTTCCCTTGTATGGCTCTATCTTATACAGCTCTTTGTACTCTTCCACAATGGGCCGATACAAAACAGCCATGACAATATGTAGGTTTTCTATAAAGTCGTCGCCCGAATAGCTGTCTATATCCACGAACTCACCCGTAGTCAGGTCCTGAAGGTTTGGAATAAAGCCATACTCCACGCCTTGCCATGTGAATCGCTGCTGAAAAGGCTGCTCCTGTTGTAGGACTGCCGCAATCTTAGCCGACAACTCGCTCAGCTGCCTTACAGGAATCCTATCCAAAGCGTCATAACCCGCGCCTGTGATAGCTTTAATTATCTTCTTTGCCTTCCATGTATCGTCTAGGCTTTCATCGTTTCCGATATTAAAGCATTCGACATATTTACTTAGCGGTATCTCGTCCGCTTTCGTTGGTATTATCACCTCCATAACCTTATATGTATTTTAGGCTTAAACGTTGCGCGGGAGTATATGAAATGGCGTAAATTAATCGCTTCTTCATTTCTTGAATAAAAAAACCCCCGAAAGGGAAGGACTCCGAGACGGGGGAAAACACTAACAATGAAAAGTATGAATCAACGCGAATATAGGCTTTTTATTCTTATCCCGACAAATTAACGGTTATCGAAAAGTTGTTGTTGTCCTGATCGGTGTTAGGCACAATAAAAAATAAAAAGCCCACGCTCTTTTGGTTCGTGCCTCACCAATTAGGTTTAAAATAGGCTTTCTTGCCTTGTTTCTGTTTCTATCATCTTTATTGCTTTTTTAAAATAGTCCTCGTCTAATTCACAAGCGGTTAAAGTTAAGTTCATTTTTTCAAATTTATTAACCTTATCAACAGCAATAGCAATAGAGCCAGAGCCTAAATGTGTATCTAAAATTTTTTGATTAGTTTCAGCATATCGAGTTAAAATCCATTCATATAATTCACTTGGTTTTTGTGTCGGGTGTATTTTAGTTCTATTGCAATAAGCCTGTACTCTACTCATTCTAAAAGTTTTTGCACATTTATCAAATGAAGTCCAAGCCAACTCAAAATCAGAGCCACTAAACTCTTGTATTTTATCCCAAGTCAAAACACACCTTGTGTTTCCTAAATAATCAAAAAAGTAATTCCCACCCCAAATAATTTGGTTTTTACTAACTCTTTTAAGTTCATCAAAATACTCAACACTTGGTATTGCATTATCCCAACCTTTAAAATCGTGCGCCTTTCTGTTAGTGGCTTTATTTTCTTTTTGACCATCAAAGCCTATTCCATAAGGCGGGTCAACTATTGCTAAATCAAAGTGGTTATCTTCGTAACGCTTCATCAATTCCAAGTTACATTCGTTTGTAATATTTAAGTATTCTCTCATTTATAATATTTTTTTTGCCCTCGCTTTTTTTATTTTTTACAGATGCCTAACAATGTATATAGCCCATAGCCTAAAGGCATACGTGCCATATACTCAACGTTAGCAAACATAAATAAAAGAATTTGGACAGCAACTACCTAACGGCGTAAACGCCGCGCTTGTTCGTGTTCAGCTTGTTCAAAGCAACGTAGCGCAGGGCATCAATGGCGTGGTTCATGTAGTCGACGGGCTTGTTCAAGTTCTCTCCATTCCTGTCAGTCTGCCACTTATAAGAGCGCAACTCCTTCAAAAGGTTCACGCTTCCAGGATCAACTACAAGCTCGTACCTCTTCAGTATATCAATGCTCTGCCTAATAGAGTCCGGACCTTTCCTTGCGGGTGAAGCTCTGAAGCCTCCTGGAATCCTCTTAATCTCTTCAATGCTCTTTGGCTCTGCTGAGTCGCATACAACTTCTTCTTGTCTGTCTATGTCTAACCTCTGCACTATGTCGGGGTTCGTTAAGCCATGCTGATATAGCAACTCGCGAACGTGAAGCCTTCCGTTTGACTTAGCGACCTCAACGACGGCGGTAGGGTCATTGGTGAATCCAAAGTCAAGACCAAGCCCTACCCTTGTGTAATGCTCTGGCCACTTCTCAACCTTCCAATCGAACACCCTGCCAACCACATTGCCGTATTCGCCTTCTCCAAAGACCTTCCACGCCTGAGGGTCTAAAACTCTGAGCGTTTCAATCTCCCTTACTTGCTCCTCTCCTAAAAAGGGATTATCTAAATAGGTTGAGACAATAACCTCAACGTCCCCAATCTCTGCTGCTCTCTTCTGCTCTAATTCCGTATTAATCCAGATATTCTCATCGTCGGGGTTTAAGTCTAGGAAGATTTGACCCGTTGTCCGAACTGCTATCTGTTGGAACTCCTTATAGCTTATCTCGTTGGCCTCAATGATGAATATAATGTCTCGCTTTCGTGATCGTATCTTCTGCTCATTATCAAGCCCGAAGAACTGTATGGTATTAGGCCCGTATGAATATCGTAGCTCTGTGAGGTTCACGCTCAAAAGCTGCTCGTATGGCATCCCGTTTGAAAGCGTGTTGGTTCGTATGATTTCTAGGAAGTCTTCGTATGCTGAAGCCTTTAGGGATGGTAGGTACTTTCTGCATACCTCTAGCTTGATACCCTTGCTATTGAATAGAAGGTGGACAGCGTACAACATAGCGGAATACGTCTTAGTGGACCTCGTACCGCCCCTATTGATTACAATGCGCTTCTCACTCTTCTGAATCCTGTCGTATACTCTGCTTGCCTTTACCATCTACTATCTCAACTTCTATTGGTGTGAATCCTTCATGCTTAACAAAGTTCGTTTCCTTCCATCCGTAGTTCACCTTCATGTCGAAGATTAATGCGTTGGTTTGCCCCTCTCCATTAACTAGCGCATCCTGTTTCCATAGCTCGATAAACTTCTTCACTCCCTTTATAGTGCCAAAGTATTCACCCTCAGCCTCATAGTTCAAAAGTGTTTGCGGGTCTAGTTTCAGGAATCTCGCGAAGCCTCCGATAGTTGGTATTCTGGGTGCTGATGTTGTAACTACTTTACCTGAAGATGTGGGGTGTTCTTTGCCAAATGTGGTGCAGAAGTCTACATATTCATTCCACTTGTCTTGTATTTCTTCGGGTGTGTATAGTTTAGGTCTTGGCATATTATACTATTAGTGCTATTATGGCAATTAATACCAATGCAACAATTAAGGCAATGGTGTTCCTTCTCTGTTCTTCTGTCATTCCCATTCGAAAGTAATAATTATGAATAGAATGTAAATGTGGAAATACCGCCCGTTGTGTTCACCTGAAGCGAATCCTAAAAGAATCCCATTAGTTAAACCAAAGCCTACTTCCATGATGTTATATGTATTTTTTCGTTTTTAGTAAGCGTCCATGACAACGGATAACTGATCCCAGTCTCTTTTAATGCAACTTGAACATCCTGAAACCTTCTTCTTTTGCCCTGTTACATCATTGTAGAGAGCGTAGAACTTTTGCCTCCATGCATCGCTTACACGCCCCGTTGAGAACTCAGGTTTAAGGCTTTCGTATGTCTTTGCCTGTTCTTCTGAGAGCGTCCAATTCTTTTTATGAGGGAATAGCTTGTTCACCATCGCCTGACGTTCAGGACAGCCGCAGTCGTCGCCTAAGATGTCTTTAACAAGTCTGTCTATTCCAGTGGCTTTTGTTAAGGCTGCGATGTCGTCGCCTATACCCCTGCTTTTCTTACTCATCTTTTAGCTTGTTTAATGCGGTTTTTTTAATCTGTGCAAAGGTGCTAGAGCTTATGCCTATATCCTTGCTAGTTCCTTTTATTGTGGTTTTAATCGTCTCGCCCTTCCATAAGCCGGCTTCCTTCTTTGCGTTTGGCTTCTCTCTTTCTGGTGTGTAGTGGTTGGAGTAATAGTAAACCATCAAAATCTTGTGTTCCTCAGATGTGAGGTTTGTAGCTCGTTGGTCGATTATACTCATTGCAGCCTCAAAGTCTTCTTCTGTGTTGTCTTGCTCTTCGGGAATGTAGTGGTAATCATGGTATGGCGTGTGCTTCTGCT